TGTGCTTCCTTTTCTACATCGAGCCATATCCCGGCTGATAAGTCCACTCCGTCGAGGTACGTATCCAGTTGGTCGAGTAACCAATCCGCTTCGGCTTCGGCTTCTTCTGTAGTCGTGGCCGTCGAGTAATAATATACGCCCAGTTCCATACCGTTGGCCTTCGCTTCGTTAATGTTGTGTATAAACAGGTCATCGAGATTGTAACCGCTTCCTGAATAGCCGATACGGCAGATACAGAAGTCATAACCGAGTATCTTAGCCCGTTCGAAGTCGAGTCCTTCTTGCCACGTGGATACGTCTATACCGTATTTCATTTTCTTCCTTCACCTCTTTCGTTCGTCGGCACGCTAGGCCGCTGTTGTTCTTCCAGTCTGTCGGGTATGCCGTTTCTGTTTCTATCAATAAACAACGCTAGGAATCCCGAAAAAGCGACAAGCACGGGCGGCGTGAACACGTGGTCCACGATGCCCGAGCCTGCTGCAATCAGTTGCCTGTTTTCTTCGCTTACATATCCCTGTAAGAACGATAACAGATACGTAAGTGACAGTAGAATAATCGGAGTAATCATAATCGATACAAGGAATCGAGTCGCAATAATCCCTATCGGACTGATTCTCGCAATTCTCGCCGACTGGAACGCTCGCTTGAGTGAGTTTATAATCTTCTCTCTCATCGCTTATCTCCGTGTATCTCGTTGCGTAAGTCATCGACCCGTGACTCCAAGACTTCCACCCGTCCAACAAGCTGTAAATGCCGCTGTGCTTGCTGTATACGGTCTTGCCGAGATAGCTTAATTTCTTCTTTTAATTCACGCAAGGTTTCGATTAACGTATCGTACTTCGAAGAGAAAAATGTGCGGTCATTGATTCTATCTTCTTCGAGTCGTTGTAAAAACGGACGCACAACCAAGTAATAAGCCATACCGCCGAGCGTGCTTATAATCGTAAGAGTCGTCAAAACGTCTGCAAGTTCAAAACTCCATGTCCACATCGGCAACCTCCTTAAAGTATGTCTTGCTTAGCATAGCTGACCCCTACGCCGTGGTCGAAAGTCGAGCCGTCGCAGTCGATATTCGCCCAACTGAACACGTCATCGGCGTACCCTTCTGCTCGTCCCTTTCGTCTGAATTCGAGGTTAAGCCGCTCGGATTGCCTAGGCAGCTGAATATGTCTAGGCATTTCCTTATCTCTCGGGAAATACGCTTTTGTCGTTAATTTCGCAAGCAACATCATGCCCGTAATCGTAATGTCGTCGCCGCTCGAAAGTTCGTTAATCTCGAGGCTATCGAAGTGAAGCGAGTCAAGATTCGGATTATTATATATCGGGTCGAGCATAGCGTATGCCGGGAATTCAAGTACCGCCTGTCCGTCTGCACGTCGATAAATCTTCACTCCATTTTCATTGAACAGCTCTTCGTGGCTTCCCCCTGTCGATACTGCCGGAATAGTAAGCGAAGCGGCCGTACCGTCGTTACCTGTAGGATACTCCATTGTGAGAATCTTTTCGTTGCCGTCAAACGGCTGCATGAGTGCAAAGTCGAGCCGTCCGCTGTCGGGTATCATCTGACGATTGCCGTTCGTGTCAACCACGTAAAATCCGGGCTGACCTTCTACATGTACGACCGTATCGCCAACTGCCACCGACGTGCCGTCAATGAGTTTAAATTCGGCAAGATACGAGGTATAGCGACCGTCGGGAATAACTTCCCGTAACAACGCTTTGAGAACGTCTTCCAGGCTGTCGCTGTCGACCTTCATCGCACGGTCTTTCATCATTCTGTATATGGTCGGAAAGTTCATACTGACCGGCTCGGAGCTGCTGCCGTTCTGCCCGTGAAGGCTTTCGAGCCACTCGTCGACCGTGCCGACAAAGCCCCGTTCGACGGCCACTTCGTAAGCACTCTTGCCGTCTTTGCCCGGTAATCCCGGGACTTGTACGGCAATGTTCAGCGGATTCGGCAACGTGAGTTCTACTTTTTGTTTTTCTTCCATTTTTTGTTCCCCCTCTTCGGATGCGGATTAATGCATCGAAACATCTCTTATTATCGTCATTTTTCCCATGACGATTTTATACGTCCATTCGGGCGTATGAATAAATACATCGTACTTTGCGTGCATGACTTTCGGATTCGCTTGAAGACTTATCGATGACGGGATCCGAACCTCGGCCGTGTTCCCGTTCATTCGGCAGTTGCCTTGCATAATCAGAACCCCGTTCATCGCTCGGACCTTCATTACAACACTAGCGGCTGAGTAGTCGCCGTTCTCGCTCGGGATAACGTAATTTCTCGCCCAGTCCGACCCGATATGCAATTCGTCGTCGAAATGTATCATTGCTCTATACCCTTTCGTATTTAATGCCGATAATGTCAACGATAGACGAGTTTTGGACGTTGATTGCAAACATTGTGTTGGTTGACGGAACCCCAGACGAACCCATGTCTGCCGTTCGTACCTTTGAATTAATACGCCACAAACGATTATCTGCATCTATTAGCACGATAGGGCCGGGCGTATTCATTACATAATCCAGTGCATAAACCTTGTATTCTGCAATATATTTTTCGTGGCCTTCATCATACGAACCGATAACCAGAATAGTATCGAACGTCGTAAAGTCTTCCGACAGGTAAATATCACCACGATGGAAATCATAATTAACTGCATCACCGCTGTATGCCGTGATTCCCGTATTAGCGTTATTCACTGTCCGCACGTCAACCCCGTTATTAAGGCTTTTCATGTGTTCCCAGTCGATAATTGACTTCATAACTAACGGCTTTTTGTGGCCGCCAACAATATCAATAACATTCGATTTGAACGCCATAAAATCGGCTTTGTCAGCCTTCTTGTCGAATTGTTTCTTGTGTGCGTCCGTGGCTTCGTCGTGCGTTTTTATTTCCTGTCGCACTTCGTCGGCCGATAATCCCTCCGTAACCGTGCCGTCGACGGTTACGTTTTCGGCGTTAGAATAACCGAACGCCACTGTAAGCGTATGCCGTGTTTCGCCGTTAGTCCCCATGATCGGTAATGTCGCCGGAGTGTCGTCCATCATGGCCGAGAACAGTACCAACTGTGCATCGGCATTTCGTACATAAAAGCCGATTTCACGCAGCGTAATCGCATCTTGAGTACCTCGGTTCGATACTCTAAACCGCACCTTGCAATCGACTCCGTCTTGAATAACGCTGATAATATCGGCCTTTATCTTCTTGTGGCCCAGGTCTGTTGCCTGTTCAATGTCACTGACAGCCCCGTCGCCGAACCATACCTCCTCGATTTTCAGCTTCATCTTGTTGGCCAATAACTCGGCGTGAATCTTTTTCCCGGCATTGGTCAGTTTCGCTTCGCTCCACATATTTTTCGCTCCTTTCTATCGCCTTATACGGTTTCGAGTGCCAAGCGGCCGCCGTAATAAACCCGTTCCCGGATTTCGTTCATTCGGTTAATTGATATATCCTCGTTCACGCTTTCGGCCACGACACGACCGCCGAAGTAAATCGTTTCCGTACTCGACTGTTCGCTTTGCGATTTCATGATTAAGTTTTTCGGAATGATAGGCTCGGCCCAGTCGTATATCTCTTGTACTCGATTGGCCACATCTCTTGATAACGTAAACCATATTTCATACTTATCGCCGTTGATTTCGGGCAACACATTCCCGATGCCGAATTGGTCGTCCAAGAGTTCTTGCAGCTTTTTAAGCGTGTACGGTCTACTGCCTCCGAGCAGTGTCATGATGCGGTCACGCCGTGCCTCGACCGTGTCATTGACTCCGGGTAGAACGTCAAAAATCGCTTCCCATTGCTCCAGGCCGTACCCCGTAGCCGTGCTTATGTACTGGTTGATGAGAATATCGCACATCACATCCCATAACGCCCTGAATTCGGGATTTTCAATTCGCATAATTTCCTGAATGTCGAGGCTGTCACGACTTACCGGCGTAAGGTATCTTGATATATCAATATCACGTTTCAAATTCACGCTATGCACCCACTTTCGTGAGTTCAAGCGTGCCAAGTACCGGAACAGCTTCTGCACCCACGCCCGTATTCTCTTCCAGGCCTCTAACCTTAACGCTTGTTACGTCGACAACTCCGGGAATGTTCAATAATGACATCAGAATATAAGCCGGTCTGACGGTCGTTCCCTCCGTGTCAGACTTCTTGCCCCAGGCGGCCCGCTCTTTGGCGAAATACTCTTTGATGGCCTTTTCTGCCACGGGCTTTACGTCTTCGATGCTGACCCCTTTTCCGAGTATTACGGATGCGGATACCGGAATGGGCGTTGCCGTCACCGCCTTGACCGTGACCGTATGGCCAATCGGAGCAAGGCCATATCCTTTGCCCTGTGGCGACGGGTCCATGACTTCTTGAACTTCCTTAACGAGCCCCTCGTCGGGTGTTTCGTATTCGGTATTAATAATCACGAGTTTAACCGTACCGCCGCCATTCCAACAGCGGAACACTTTCACACCGCCAACGCCAGGAATGGCGAGCGTTTTTTCTTTATAGTCTGCTCCGTTTCCTCCGTAGGCTTTCGACTTCAAAGCCTCGAAATACCGTTCCCTGAACGTTTCCGTGTCTTCTTCATCTTCGCCAGGCGTAATGACTTTTGTGATTTTGGCACTCGTTAACCCGTTAACGGGAATAATCGGCGTAATATCTCCGATTGTTGTGTTCCCGCCTCGGCCAAGCTGTTCGCATTTCATCTTATATGTATGTGCGTCGTCATCGACAAGCTCCGTTACGATAAAGTTATAATTACCGGAATTGAACCGGGTATATAGCGGCACCGGAATGTCGAATTGACCCAGTACCTCGGCCGGTGTGGCCGCTTCCGGGTAAATATTAAACTCTGCGGCTCGGAGCGTTAAAAATTCCCTGTCCGCTGTCGTGGCGAACGTCTGCCGGAGTATGACCCTGGCCATAATATACGCCTCGGCCAACTCCAGGGCGGCCGGTGCTGTTGCATCGTAAATAATCGACCCCTCTCGCTTATCAAAAGTAGATCTGACTCGGGCTAACATCCTTTTTTCGATTTTATCGAAGGTCATGTTTTCGTACATTTAAACGCTCACCCCCTTTGTGATATTCTCAAGCGTTCCGAATATCGTTTCCACGTCGAACGCCGCAAATACATCTCCGTCGTCATGGCTGAACTCGAATCCCGTAACTGATATGATTCTGTCGTCGGCTTCAAGTGCTTCCGTGATGCGACGTTGCAACTCGGCGTAAACATACGGTATCGGTTGTCCGAATAGGTCTTCCAATTCAATACCGTAATTCCACGAATAAATCGGATAACGGTATCGTTCCGTACTTAATATTTTGAATACGGCTAACTTCATGGCTTTTAGCCCGTCTGTAAACCCGTTTATCTGTCCGTCGGCCTCGAACTCAACGTTGTATGTATACGAAGGCTGACGGGTCTGTATAATCTCCGGCGAGCCTTGCGTTGCCGAAGTCGGTAATAATTCATTCGCTATTTCGTTGTGCACCCCCTGTCGGGATTGTACCAACGGTCAAGGGCTATATACCTTTGGCCGCCACTTTCACGCAATAAAATGACCTTGTCGCCAAGGACAAGGCCGTTGTGAACCAAGAATTTTTTACGTCCTACATACCCGTGATGATGCGGAGCGTAAGCGGCATCGCCACTGCCTCCGCTTGCGTCTTCCGTAATATGGTCAACGCTCATCTCGATTGTATGTTCGCATGTATTCTTCGTCAGTAATATATTCGATTCCGGGATTGTAATTTTTTGGTCGACGGTAATTGCTAACGGGTCCACGCCTGTAACTTCCCCGACAAGAATGTCTGACATATCCAAGTCGGAAAGCGTATTAACGACGATACCTTTCATCGCCTCTACAATGCGATTGTAATCGTTATGCATTTACGTTGCCCCCATTCGTATAACCTTCGTCGGCAACTCACCGTTACCCCAGGCGTAGGCGGCATCGCCGTAATGCATGGCGTATCCTTTACTCGACGAGTTGCCGAAACAACCGCCTGCACCGTCCGCAATAACGACATGGTCATCATCGCCGTAAATGAGTAAGTCGCCTTTGTTGGCGTACCCGTTAAACGATTCCGTAACGTATCCCTTCGCTTCCAAATTGCCTCGAAGGGTCGGTACGGATGCGGTACCTTTGTTATATTCGTCCGCAAGGTCCTTGTTATACCACGAACCGGCTGCACACACTGTGTCTGCACATCCTACAGAACCATACGGGCTGACCCTTCCGTCGCTCATGGAAAATGCCGTATCGACCTGTGCCGCTGTACCGCTTCCCGTGGCCATACCGCCAATACCCATATGCCGTGCCTCCGACGTCTTTTGTGCTGCCTGTATCTTCTTCACGGCTTCCGCATCTTCGTTCTTCGTGACCTCCGTCTTGCGTTCTTCTTCGTAAGTCACGAATAAATCGAGGTCCATTAAATGTACCCCGGTCTTAAACGTGTGTGTGACCGATTCGACCATCATGTACTGATTGATATTCACATCGCCGAAGTCTTTGTTGACATACAATAAAGAACCTCCACGAACTCGAATATCCCCGATAACGCCTTTTAGTCGTATATCTCGGGTCTTTCTGTTCTTCAACTTTAGCATGTTTGCCGCACGTTTAACGGCATCGACATCCTTAGCATCGGGAACCAATACGCATTGAAGGCGGCCCCATTCCTCGATATGTTCCTTGTCCATTTCGACGTATGTATTCTTTAAGACTTTTCTCGCTCCGTCGGGAACAGTACGATAAACCTTTATCATGTCGTATGTATCCTTGTCGATAGAAGTCTTATAATCGACATCCGTCATGCACTCATCATCAACGTATATATCGGTCTTCATTCCTTCCGTGACCGATTTCAGCATCAGCTGACCGCCGTCGTCGTACAGTTGGTAATATTTTTGAGTCTGTATGGTCGTGAGGTCCAAGGCCCTTTGGATAATATCGGCGAGGGTCTTGTCTTTCTCAATGCGTTGCGGTTTGGCCGGGAATTTATAAACCGTGTTGTCGATTTCCCCGACTTTCAATCCGAAGTCCTCGGCAATGTTCTTAATGAGGTCCGTGGCGGTAATATCGCCATATACGTAACAATCCTTGTTCTTTAAGTACCGCAACTGGTCGTAAGCCGTTACGGAGATAATCGCCGACTTGTCCCGGCTCTTCTCGAATACCGTTCCCACGAACACCAATTCGCCGTTTACTTTAAACTCAATGTGATTGCCCTCCGTGAAGTCCAGTATGTTATCTTTCGGGATTTTCAACGTGAGTTTCGACGGCTCGCAATCAATGCCCCTGGTCAGTTGCACATCGTCCAGTACGTCGCATAAAAACGTCTTGTCCTTATTCGTAATGACGCATTGATACTCCAAGGGTACGGGCATCGGGTACTTTGTGAGTACCCGACCCGACTTTTTAGGCTCTTCCTTTTTCTGTTCGTCTGCCATTACGTCATCCGACCCCCGTTCTGTACCTTCTCGGTGAGTGATTCGTCTTTTAATTTAATCAGCTGTCCGTAGGTAAGAAGGGCCGGAACAGCGATTTTATTCAAAGCCGCTATGGCGAATAGGTTATCCGGATTGCCGAGTTGAGTCCGTACAACTTGTTGAAGTGTTGCCCCGAACCCACTTTTTACAGATTTCGGTACTTCCTTGCCCGTTGTCGGCCTGTCGCCTTGTACCGTTCCCGTGACCTTTCCGTTTTCGTCCGTCGTGACCTCGATGCGTTTCGCTCCCCAATCCTTCCACTTCTTTAATTTTATGTTCGCATACATATCGAACCCTTCGTCGGCCGAATCTTCGAGTGTCCAGTCCTCGAGGGTGCATTTCATGTTGTTCATTCCAAGCATCGAGCCTTTCGGACTCATGCGGACCATGATGAACTGTATAACGCCTTTCTTCTTTAATTTCTCCAACTCATCGAGGTAGTATTTCGCCTTACGGCCCTTAAACAGTGTCGACTGATTGAACGGGTAGTTGCTGTTCGGCAACATGAATTTGAAGCTGACTTCCGTCAGTCCAGGCGGCTTAATGATATTGACTTCACCCTTGCCGATAAGGTCTATTGTTTCGTTCTTCCCGGCGATAGTCGTCGTCATTTCGGCCGGCGGTATCGGTATTTCCATTTTATCGATATACATGTAATACACTAGATACCGACCCCCTGTCTTTGTCCGTTCACGGCCTGTTCGATACCCTTCCGAAGATCCGATACGAATCCGTCCATATCGGTATCGTTATTGATTGTTACGTCATTACTGATATTTACGACCGTGTTTTGTTTCGTAAACTTGCTTAATGCGGAACGGACGGCTGCATCTCGCAGCTCTTTAATTTCCGTTTCTGTCATGTCGATTTTATCGGCGATTCGCTTCGTGTTATCGGCTGTTTGTTTAGCGTTTTTCGCCGCATCTTTGCCGCCACTTCCTCCGGCCGCTCCGTCCTTACCGATACCACTTTCAATCTTCGACGCATCGTATTCGCCAGGATTGGAAATATCGGGTGTTTTCAGCATATCCCCGATACGGTCGCCAATCCCGTCGCCAATTTCGTACCCGGTTTGGGCGAATTCTGAAATGTTCCCGTATTCCATTTTCTGTGCGACAGTCACCTCGCCGCCAGAAACAGCGAAATGCTCGGCCTGTAACACGTTTTCCCCGATATGGTCAATCGCACCGCCAATAACGGACTTTATACCGGGAATATTCCCGATAAGGTCAATAATGGCATTTACGGCTGCCTTTACGTATCCGACGATGCCGTTCCATATATCAATGAACAGATTAGCAACGGCTGCCAACGGGTCACGAAATACATTAGCAAAGAAGTTTGCCAAGGTCGCAAAAATGTTCCATACGAATACAACCGTGTTGTATATCACGCCGCCCAAAATTCCGAACAAGCCTCCAACAAGGCCCGTAACGGATATGGACGTATCCGCAAAGTAATTGAACACGTCAACGGCCAAGAATACCAACGCTACAATGGCAACAATACCGGCAATAATCCAGGTTATCGGGCACGCTGCAAGGGCCACGTTTAGCCCGTCTTGTGCAGCGGTCAATGCAATAAGTGCGGCAGTTTCGGCCCAGTCTGCCACAGTTTTGGCTACAGTCGCAACTGCCGCCGCCCCCATGGCGAACGCACTCGATGCAAGCGGAATCACTAACGCCGTAATCGCTCCGGCTAGTACCACGGCCGCAATCTTCAACGCAACCATATGATTACGCACGAAGTTGGCCATGCCGCTAAATGCCCATACAATCGTATTGATAGCCGCATTAACGCCTCGAACGATAACCCAAAATACGGGTGCTAACGCTTCCAGGGCCTCGGCTATTCCTTCCACGGCTTGCCGAACAGCATCGCTATTAGCCAATTGTGAAATGCCTTCAAATACAGGCGTGAACGCTTTTAACGCCCTATTCTGTATCATCGTAAAATGGTCGCCCCAACGCTTCGGCATCGTTTCGAATTGTGCGTTGATTTCTTCCATATTCTCGCCGATAGCCTTCTTGATAACTTCGGCGGTAACTTTACCCTCGGCGGCTAATTGTTTAAGCTCTCCACGGCTTACGCCCATGGTTTTAGCAATTATGTTCTCAATAAGCGGTGCGTTTTCGGCAATGCTTCGGAATTCATCACCCTGCAACTGCCCTGATGCCATGCCTTGCGTTAACTGTAACAAGGCGTTTTTCTGTGCTTCCTTACTACTACCTCCGATAACAAACAGCTTTTGAACGCCCTCCATAAAGTCGACCGCTTCTCTCGGGTCGGGAAAGGCATCATGGGCCGACATAGCTAATTGTGATACGGCGTTAGCCATATCCAAATAACCGCCCCTAGCTTTTTGTGCCGACTGATAAATGCGTTCATTTAGAATGATAGCGTTCTGTTGGCTGCCCGTAACCAAATTCATACGAGCTTGTATCCCGGCGTATTCTTCGGCCGTTCCCATGAGCGACGAAATGCCGTTCTGTATAGTAGATAACGCTGTCGTTACCGCACTGGCTGCTAAACTACCAATCATCATTTGAAACGCACCGCCCATGCGTTCACTCATAGCCGTTGAACCGCTCGCAACCTTCTTCATGCGGTCGCTTAAATTGTTCATACCGTTTGATGCTTTCCGGGTAGCCTGTGCCGCCCTGTCCATTGCGTCGGGAATGTTCGTCGACAGCTTTATGTAATTATTAATGGTTGCCATGTGCTACCCCTTCCCGATTTTAGCCATTTCCGCTTTCTCGGCCTGTACGTGATAGTTCATAAAGGCGATTACGGCGGCTTTTTCGTTTTCATCCATGTTGACGAACGCCCTCGGCCTGATGCCGTACTTCACAAAGGCCAAGTACGCAAACGAGGTTTCCGGGTCGTCCGTCTTTATCAGTTTTTTACTTCTTTAATCTTATCGTCGAGGCCGACTTTAAATCCTTGTGCCTCGGATACGGCACTAGCCAAGTCTGCATATTCGCCGGGTAATAACATGACTTTCAACAGTTCGCCCGGGTCATTAGCACCCCAAGAATTTTGTAATTCGATTTCATCGAGATTCGGGTATACGATAGTTTCGGTAATCAGATCCGAATTGAATCCTTCGTTATCGAAACGTTCTTTATATTCACGGGTACCCGGTACGAGGACTTTTTTAGTGTGACGGTCACGGATTCTATCGAGTTCTTTAGTCATCAGCACTTTTATTTTCCATTCAATCGGTTTTCCGTTTTCGTCCTTGAATCGGTCGGATGCTACATATCCAACTTCGCTTTCGATTTTTACGTTTTCCTTTAAGAACGCACTGAAATTTTCTGCCATTCTTTTTTCCCCTTTCACTCATATATAAAAAGAAAAGGAATGAAGGCCCTATGCCTTCATTCCGTCCAATTCTTTAAACTTCGTGGCCCATTTTACGTCCTCGAACGTAAAATTGATTTCGTCCTCGAGCCATTCTCCGTCTGCGTTGAAGTTAGCGACGGTACCTTCATCGATATTGCATCCCTTCAAGATAACCGTTTGTGACCCGGCGTGACTGGTCGGGTCTTCGTTCGTTACTTGCATATCGAAATACGTATCCGTGCCGCTCTTCATCATGTTTTCAATCATATCATCGAAAATCGACGTATTCTTATAAATCGTCAGCTTGCCGCTTCCTTCGAGCGACGTAGATTTGTTGCCCTTCATCATGCGGCCCAGGATTGCCACTTGCTTTTTGTTCTTTTTTACAGTGGCCTTTAAGTCCTTCGCCTGGAACAATAATTTACGAGTGCTGCCAACGATTATATAACAATTGGCCAATTTGGCACTGATTACGTCGGCCGCTTCCATTGTTCTGATTGCATCCGGCATTGTGTTCCCTCCTTTACGCTACGACGACGGTCATGTACAGTTTTTCCATGGAAACCGTCGGCTGTAATTGAACATCGACCAAAACATCTTCCTTGTTATCGCCTTGCGACGGAATGGGAATGTCTTTATCGTCGAAATTCTGAATCGCACGCACACGCTGATACTCTTCGGCCAAATAAACCAAGTCAGCCCACAACGCTTTGCGGCCGTCTTCATCGTTTTGTACCTTGTCGAGATACGTCTTATTGAATAAGCGTGCCGCATCGATAGCCCAGTTATCGAGTACCCGGATAACCTGGTTAAGTGAAAAATCACGGCTCTTTTCTTTTGTGAATTCTGTGAACGTGTTAATGTCCTTCAATACTCGGACTTCACCCGTGACGTTACCGCCTACAGAATCCGTTACGGAATGGAACATAAACATGCCGTTCTTAATCGCCTGTTCCAACTCAAACTGCTTGTACTTCGTGTTAATCGTGTACTCGCCTGTGTATTTACGGTTGCCGACCGTTTCGTTAATTGCACACGACGCTTCTTGACCGGTTACCCAGTATACCGCACTGCCTTTTTCTGCTCCGCTGTCTGTAACGTCATTGAGTACCGATATAACGCCTTCATCATTAACGCCCTGTTTGCCGTGGATAACCAACTGGAATTTCGCACCCGTCTGTACTCTGCAACGATGCGTGAAGTTGATTAAAAGGCCCTTGATAGCGTCATCCGAACCGGCGTAACCAAGCACGTTGAAATAGTACGGCTCAAGCAGTTCCAGGCCGTCCTGATAGTTCTGTGTCGTAACGGCTGCTCCGTTCGTACCGCCTGTAAGGGCCGTGTAAGCAGTAGCCGCCAATGTAGCCGCCTTCTCGAATTTCAAATACTCATTGTCGACAAGGTCCGCAGCCGTCTTTACGCCCGACTGTTTCGCTACTGCCTGACGATTGTTATCGGTCGTCATGTACGTTGTGACGATAAAAGCTCCGGAATTGTCCGGATCTGACTGTACCGAAACCCCCAGTGCATTGCCTCTAATACCCGCATATTTCGCCTTGGCAAGCGTGCAAGATGCGACAGCACCGTCACTATTAAGCCGATAGAAATACCCTGTTTTAAGGCCCGTGAATAAATCTCTAAGGCCTTTCATCTTCGGATGCGTGTAATCATAGCCAAAATACTGCATACAGTTCTTCTGAAATTCGTCTGCATCGACTCTGAATACCGTACCAGACGGGCCGTAATCTAATTCGAGCATCATTGCTCCGAACCCTCGGTCGGATACTTCTGCCGATGCTCGTACTTTCGACACGAAATTAATATATGTGCCGGGTAAAACTTTATTATGGAACAAGAACGTTCCGCCGCCTAATGCCATTACGTTGTTCCCTCCTTATTCATTCACGGACTTTTGTACCCGGTGTGTAAGTGCATCGCTTAACACCTTGTCCACTTCGTCCGCTCCGTATAACTGACCGGAATTCAATACAGTATCAAGAATATCTCGATACCGCTTAAATCGGTCAGATTGTAATATAGTCACCTTATCGAACCGCTCGACGATGCTCTTCGGCTCTTCCCTTACGGCGACTTCTGTGTTTTTATTTGCCGCTGTTTCCATTTTTAACTCCTTCCGTGATTCCGATTTGATGCATCGCTTCTTGTCGTTTCCAGGATTTACGTCGTATGTCTTCCATGGTCAACGAGAAACGCATCACGCCGTCCGTCACCTTATATGAACGCTTTTTGCTTCTCATCAGTTGGCCGTCGACTGTTATATACTCTAACGCTGAATACAGTCGTTCGCCCACGTCGTAAAGTTCGCCTCGCACGTCCTCCGGTAAGTCCTCTTCGTTAAGAAAGTAGAGTATCTCAAAGTCGTTCGTCCGTTCGTACAGGCCGGAAACGTGTAAATTTTCGGACGAATTCACCAGGTCAATATAAAAGCACGGGAATTCTGCCCCGTTCTCTTTGAATTCGAGGTATACCGGCCTCCCCGTTTCCTTGTGAACGGCCGTCGCAATGCCCGTAATAATGTTACTTATCGAGTTCACGTAAATACCCCCTGACAACCCTGTCGAGAATCCTCCCGGCGTTCCTATCCACGACACTTTCGGCCGCATCGGTCATGTGTAACCCCTCGACCCAGGGCTTTTTGAGTCTTGCCCCGTGTACCACGCCGCCAATCGGTGTGCCAAGCATCGGAACATATCGACCGACTTCTTGACGATGCCCTTCATCTACGAACGATGCATACCGGGACGTATTATACACTTTGGCCGTCGCCGTCGTTCCGGTTATCTTAGCCGCATCCACTCGCCACGAATTCCGTGTTTGCTGTGTATTGTAGTGATACGTTAGGTATATCGCCTTGCCGTTCTTATCTCTTCCCATAAAGGCTTTGACGGACCCTCGCTTGCCGACAGGCGTTCGCTTTTTCGCTTCCCTTACATACAAGGCCGCTAACTGATTCGTGCCGGCTTCTAATACTCTTGTCGTATCGGCCTTGCCGTCCAGTTCCCGCACCTTGTTGCAAAAATTTTCAAATTCTCGGACATCAAATTCGACGTTCGCCATTATCGCTTCTCCAGTAATTCGAGTTGAATTTCTTGATGCGTATCGTAATGTGCCGGAGTGGATGCCGCCTTGTACCAGGTCACCCCTTCGTTATGTGATACTGCAATGCGTGACCCCTTCGGAATCTTCGCATCCGGATATGTGAACAGCACGATAGATTGAGTGAAGGATGCTACTCCTTCACCCGTACCGGTCGTGCTTGTCTTGTACGATATACGGCAAGGGTATATGCCTGTATTCTTCGGCTTAGACGTAACGATGCCCGTGTCTTCATCTTGCTTGCTCACATCGGAATACACGAACGCACTCATCTCGTACATTTTTTCAAGCTGTTGCCTCGCTCGTCTTACCATTTCAGCCGTCGGTAACACGCCAATTCCCCCTTGCCGTAATTCGTTAATGCATCTGCTAGTGTAGTCAGACGCACGGACAAAGGCTCGCCGTTAAACTCGATTTTTGTATCGCCAATTTCGATTGATTTCGCCATATCATCAGCATCACCAAGAATATTTTTGCCTTGCATCTTGATTAACTCTCCAAGTGTTCGATATACAATGACTCGTTCAAGTTCGACGGGAACCTCTGCCTGATTTATGTCATTGAGTATGCTCCGTTCGACAACCTCGGATATAAAATCAATCGAGGTTTCAAAGGCGGCGACATCCGGGCATCCGGTCAAGTCTTCGGCAAGCGTGATGACCTTTTCAGTGTACTTATTCATCGGCCTGGGCCTTCTTTTTATTTACTTTGTTTGTCGTCTTTACTTGATTGGCTTGTGCATCTTCATCGGCCTGCACTTCTTCCGTCAAAGGTTCTTGCTCCTGAACGTCCACGTTCTCGGTGTTCATCACTTCCGACTGCTCCATGTCTATATCTGCGGCCGCTTCTCGGTGCCGCCTAATCAGCATACCCATTGATACCCCTCCTTGTGTTATACGGCTTTAAACGTCATTTTTAAGACTTTAGCCGGATTCGTTAAGCCTACTGCGTAATGTTCTGCCGCCGAAATAACCGTTGTTTTTGCCAAAATATCACGGTCCGTTTCAACGTCTGCCGCCTTCTTAACGTAAATGGTTACGGCCGGCATTACAGGCTGTCCGTCTGTTGCTGCGGCACTCATCTGCACCATAAAATTGGTGAAGTTGCCGCCGGCTTTCGGTACACGACGAGATACAACCACTTCGCAACCGCAAATAGATCCGATTGCTCCGGTCATCATCAAATCGCCGCCGTATTTGGTCTTGTCAATAAATGCCGGGTCCTTACGGATTTTCGACAACTGTTCGGGATGAATGAACAGCACCTTGGATACGTCGCTTTCTTCTGCGAATTTATCGACCCCGTTTACAATCCCTTCATATGAGATTTCGTTCGTATCCGTAACTGTAAGCGTTGTCGTTCCTAACGCCGTTACAATATCTTCATCGACCTTACTTGCTATAGACATCAGCAACTGACGCTGTGTTTCGCCGACCGGGTCACCGTATCCGGACAAAGCCGCTTCGTCTGTAATTTCTGCCGCCTTGCCGACTTTCTTTACGGATACCTTTGCTGTGCTTGCTTCGAGTTTAGATACGTCGATTGCGGCACCTTCGGCCACGTCCTGTGCGTCGCCAATGTACTTAAACGCCGGAATCGTGATAGTGCTACCGGGACGACCTTCAAGAGTGTTGTCGATTTTACAAATTTGCGTAAATTTGATTGCTTTCGGCAAGCCGGCTGCAATCATATCCCCCATAACCTCGGGATTAACAAGGTTTGCTAATTTTGTTGCGTTTGCACTTGTAGGCATGTTGTTATTCTCCTCCGTTCGTTAACTGGTCGTACAGTTCTTTATCTTCGTTATATAACTTGACTCGTTCACCATACGACATTTTGTTGAATTGTTCTTTTGTTACGCCTCCGTTCGGCTTGTTGCCGCCAGGGCTTCCAGGCGTTGCCCCTTTGACGTTCGGCTTATCGTCACCAAAGAGATACCCGGCCTCCGTTACGAGCTTCTCAATCTGCTTATCGAGGCCCTTGATTTTCCCGTCTTCAACCTCGGCATTGTTAAGGTCAAGTAAAGCACGCACGGCCTTTACGCTCTTGGCCTTGGCTGTTAATAAAGCACGGTCGACAATCCCGTCGATTTCCATGTTTTTAACCTTTTGTGCATACTCTTTTTCCCGGGCTTCGCTTTGCTTTTTGAGGTCTTCAATTTGCTTGCTCAAATCCTCGTTGCCTTTGGCTTTGTCTTTTAAGCCGTCCAACTCCGTTTTGATTTGTGCCAATTCCGTTTTGGCTGCCTTCTTCTCTTCGTTCGTTGCGTTAAATTGTGCTTTCGATACGTAATTCTTTCCGTAATCCTCCACAATCTTATCCGCAACTTCGTCCGTTACGCCTAACGCCTTCAATTCTTCTTTTGTCATTCCTTATGACTCCTTCCTGTTACGCTTTATTTTCGAGTGCTACACCACTCGTTACGGTCTTGTTAGTTATCGCCCAACAATACTAAAATGGCATGAAAAAAGCACCCACGATTGTGAGTGCTGAAATAAGTATTGAATTAAAACTCGTTTATTAACTTTCGGGCTTCCTCGGTTGTGCATTGCACCTCGAATTTACATTCACCCTTCATTTCGGGATCCCATTCCGACATCAACAGGCAGCGATTAAAAAACAGCTCTTCGATAAACCCGTCTTGCCGCAAGGCCTCGCCCCTAAACTGCACCAACGATACCCGCTCATCAATATTGCTTGCCAGATTATCAAACGTGACCAACACAGTCAAATACCGCCTGTCTACCTTTGTGCCTCCAATCATCGGCAATTTGGATACACTCTTGCACACTTCGATGCGAGCCTTGCAATCGGCCAGCTTGTACCGTGACTCGCCGCGCACGACATATAAAGTGCCGCTATCGATGAATATGCTTTTGGTCGTTTTTTCCATTATATTCACCTCCCGTGTACTAAAAAAGCACCTACATAAATAGGTGCTTTAAGCTTTGCGAATCTCATTAATATACTTTTCAAACGTCTTGCTTCGTTCTTCCCATTCACGGTACTCTTTCGTATTACCGTAGGGACAAGGCATTTCTCCAGGCCACATTGCCACTTTTACTTGTTTTTTATTTTTTTGGTTTTGTTCTTTCATATTCCCACCCGTATTTTTCAGCCATCCTTGTAGTGATTTTATGACTAATAGCTTGCCATATCGCTTGCTCGCTAAACCCTGCCGCAGTCATCCGTTCGTAGAACCCTTTATACTCCCATTTTACTTGTTCGTATATCGCCTTAATTTCGGCTGGGTAGGGGCGGCCTCCAGTACCTATGGATACTTTGTACTTGATTCCATTATGCCCAATCACAAGCATCTTGTCAATACTCTCGAAGTCACACATAACGATCAAGTCATCGGGCGAAAAGGACGAGCTGCGTGGATGATTATGAACGCAATCCACTGATTTTGCGGGGAGCTTCTCTAAAAATCGCACCAATTCAGGAGGAAACACAACCGAACTACTATCTCCGCTTAAATCAGGATACGCCACGTCTCCTTTTTTATCTCTCCAAAATAACCCCTCGGTTCCGGTTCTCTTACCATGAGATAAGGCCTTTTGGTATGCGTTTTCAATCCCCGCCTCATAACTTCCCATTTGCTTTACATGCGCCTGTGAGGTTTTACCCTCGTTGGGCGGCGTGTCTTTTCCCCTATCGTCTATGCGACCTTCGCTTATATACCGCTTTTCCCACTCACCATAATCGAGTTCACCCTCAACGAATACTGTTTTACCCGTCTTCGGATCCCTTGCGGCCCTTGTTCCGCTTCCGGCAATATCGGCAAGGTCATCGCCTAAATACGGAACCGTCGTGCTTCGGCAATGGCAGTGAAACGGCGGTATCGTAATGCCGGGTTTTGCATCCTTACGTTGTACGATCTTACCGTCCATACGACGGCAGATAGGGCTTGTCTTGCTATCGAGTGTGGCCAATATCTCCACAGCGTCAACGTCAAGTTCGGCCATGCAGTCCATAAACGCTTGCGAATGTACCCGTGCGAGCTCCGTTTCGACCAGTCTATTGGCGTTGCTATACGACGTGTTCATATTTTTTACAATGGCCTTTGATATATCGGCCGTGCCTTGGCCTATTATCATCGCCTGTGTAAATTCGTTTTGCATTGTCTTAGCCAACTTCTTGCGGTTGTCCCATATGCGTTCGGAGAAGTCTTTGCCGTCAGGTGCCCACGGAGAATGAATAATGCGTTGTACAGTGTTCGGATCTACTTGGCCATATTTACCATATTCACCTTTCATTGTCTGCGTTAAATGTGCAGTACGATAATTCGTACTTTCATATACCTTATTTAGTAGATCCGATATATCCGTGTCTTGAGTCTTTGCCCACCGTTCAAGCTCGTGAGCTGTGTTGATATATAACTCCTGCTCACGGTCGAGCCGCTTACGAATAGACGCCTGCTTTAACATTTGCTTATACTCATCCGATAGCCCCTCTTGCTCGGCCTGTCGGCGATATTCTTCAAGCGTCATCTTGAAGGCCTTTAACTCCCTCGCATTTAACTCTTTGCGAGCATCGGCAAGGCTTATACCGTTCTCATCGGCATACCGCTGATACCAGTCATTCACGTTCTTCTCCATGCGCCTGATAATTATATCGGCCTGTTTCCGCAAGTTTCGGCTTGTCATCTTACCAAGCCCAAAGGCTCGTTCGGATTCGTCTTCGTACCGCTTCGCCCAGTAATTACTCGGCATGGCCATCACCTATATAATCGGGTTCGTTTGTCGCCTTTTCGGCCTCTAACTGCTTCATTTCCTCGGCCACATCTTTTACCCACGGGTGATTAGTAAGAATGGTTTCATTGCTGATAACGCCTACGGAGTTGCGGCAATTTGTAATAATATCGCCCTCGTTCATCGGCAAATCACGATTGAACGTAAAATCGACATCCTCAACAGCCTTTTTGCCGCTTAAGCCCCTATAGGTATTGACAAACCATAACATCCGGTCGAGTCCTTCACGAATGCCCATTTCCATTTCGTTGGCATCCAGGTCTATATCAGAATACATCGACGCAATGTTCATCTGATTCGGATTATTACTCATTCGGTCATCCTTGCTGTCAAACCCTCGGCCATTCTCGATGATTGCCTTCTTCAACAACTTGATAATGACCTCGTAATTGCTTGCGTTTACGTCTATATGTAGACTATCCACGCCACCTTCTACCCCGTCGACTGTCCGGACCTTAATTGCTCCGTACTGTGCTAGGTTAGCCCGAAAGCTGTCAAGCTCGGTGCCGTCGTAGTTCTTGATGATGAGTATAGTACTACGAATATCTTCTTGCATATTGTCCGCATAATTCGACAGCATCGTATTAAGTGCGTCCTGCAAGCTCTTCACCTTGGCGATTAACGGCTGCTCTTCTTCATTCATGCGAAAGGCGATAAGCGGCACGTTATCCCAGTTGTACGGCTTGTCATCAATGGCGAAATTCGCCGTGCTTTCATGGTCTCGGTCATCGGCAAGACTGCCATTTTCATACACGTAATACTGAACGCCCGTACGGTCGTAAAATTCGACCTTGGTCATTCTGCGGTCCATGATTCCCTCATACACGTCAATCTCGTATACATAAGCAAAGGCATCGAGCCGTTCCCGTTCCTCATCACTCCAAAACGGTAATACTTGCTCGGGCTTCATACGCTTAAACTGTAATCGTCCTTGTCCGTCTATATACGGATGCAGATACCCCACGCCCCCCGTCAACATGTCTTTCCCTACACTCTTGAGCTTACGCCGTACACTCGACGTAAAGACGTCTTTTATGTCCTCATCGTCCGTTTCTACGACGAACGGTTTTGCCAGTAAGTAATTCACTTTCTGATCAACAAGGTCATCGAAACGATTGTCCACAATCTTATTATTGGGCAAATTGGCTAGCACCACTGTTTTGCCGCCTGTGTCAGTTACGGCTCGAGTCTTACGTAATATATCCTGCTCGCCGTTGTAATATTTTCGGCCGGTAATCATGTCCCGGCGTTCTTTGCTGCTCATCCACTTTTGTAACTCACGACTTAAAAACTGCCGCTTACTCATCGGTGCGTTATCACGTAATGCCCGATTAATTATGTCAGTCCAAAACATTCTATACCCCCAAATCAAAAGAGAACCGTTCTACCCCAATATCTTCACAGGCATACCGCATAGCATCCATTAAGTGATTGTTATTGTCTTCCGGCTTCCCCGTATATCTGTCAAAACGGTCTTTCGCCCATTGATACACACTTATTTCTTGTAAGAAGTTCACACACCTAGGGTGAATTATTAACTCGTAGTTTTGTATTCTCTGGATCCCATTTAATATACTGTCCTTACCCTTTCGGGATTTTACAATTCGGGTTATTCCTGCCTGGTACAATTCTTCAATACTCTTAGGCTCAGCTGCGTCGGCTCTTATTCGTTCTTTAGCATACCCCATGCTTTCGATGCGCTTTGCTAATTGCTGATTGGTTAGCCCTGTTTGATATAACTCATCGAACACATATATTTTTTTATTCTTCTGATTCACCACTGAACAGAAGAATGCAGCAGGATCCGTTGTATACCCGAAGTCCAAACCGAAGGCAGCCTCCACTCCTTCTTGATTCCTGATTTCAGCACAATCAAACACTTGCTCCTTCCAGTTTTCATATACAAGCCCATCAACAACACCCCAATCCCCTTCTCCGGCAACGGCATAGCGCCTTGGGTTCTTCTTCATTTCTTCAAACAGGAGTAAATCCGATTGGCTTAGGAACTCGTTGCATCGATAATTCGTTGTCATTGCCAGTACGTTCGGGTTAGGCGTATCGAAGAACCGTTTCTTCAACCAGTGCCTATCAGACCAAGGATTGAACGTTAAAACGACCTGATGATACATCCCTTCGGGCAATTGCCCACGAATGCTTTCATCAAGTCGGTTAAAGTCATCCTCTTTGGTTATCTCATACGCTTCCTCAATCCAGAGTCTACACAAGCAACCTGAATCGACGGTAATGGACGTAACTTTTAACGGATCATCAAGGCCTCTGAACAGGATTTTCTGTCCCGTAGGAATGTAAGTAATCTCTAACGGCGATACGCTGCACCTAAAATACTTTTCGACGTGCAGCCTTCGCATGGCCCATTTAAGTTGCGCAAAACAGCTATCCCGAAGTGTTCGTTCCGTCTTACGTACTACAAGCCAATTAATAACAGGATTGCTCACAATCTCATATATAACTCGTAATGACTGCGTGGATGATTTCTTGCTGGCACGACTCCCTTTAACTACCTTGTATCGGCCTTTAAACCTCCAAAACTCACCGTAGCCCTTCCCTACTATATCGGCAATATTCACGACGTCGTAATTAGTCTGCAACGTCATCACCACCGACAATCATAATCGGGTTGACTTCAATCGCCGTATCGGCGCTAAACAGATTGTTTCGTTTACCGATAAGCTCTAAAGCCTTCAGCTGTGCTCTAGCGTCAACATGCTTTTGAATAATTCGTGCACGGCTGCATCCTTCTCCCGTACCCTCAACCACGACGACCTCTTCTCTAACTTCACCCCGAGCCAATGCCGCCAGTCGACCCTCGACTTCTGCGATGCTCATGATTCGGTCTTTGAAGAACTCGTCTTGTAGTTCTTTGACACGATTTTTAATTTCAACTTTTTTCAACAGCCGTGAACCAATTGAATAAGCAGTTAACTCACTATATCCGGCTCGGATAGCGGCCTGAGTCGCATTTAAATCCACCAGATACTCGATACAGAATTTTTCTTGTCTCTTATTCAACATGTAACCGCTATCGTCACCTCCTTGAAGCGCCGTACCTAGAATGATTCATGGCGTGTTTGGCTGCAACGAAGCACTTACACGCACCTGTCCCGCCAATATGTATTACGTTAGCAGAGCATACCCCTTTATGATTGTTTAAGCAGGATCTGCGGCAGCATTGTACTTTCGTTTGCTTTGCCATGACTCTCCTTGATACGACGCACATAAAAAGGACGCCCCATTAGGACGTCCTCAAAATACTAACATTCACTTTTTCTTATATCTGTTGGCATGGGAAGATTCGCATGCCACAGTGCCAAGCTATAAAATCCCCGATTAAAATCGCCAAAAAAAACATATTGACCACTATAAAAAGCCATCTATGTTTTTCCCCTGTAAAAACCATGTCCCGGACAAAATTCATTAATACCGCTAAGACATCAAATAACACGATCGCCAACATCATAACGACAAACACAAGCCGATATGGACTGACAGTATGCATATTAGCCAACACGGAAGATGAAAAACCTAACCCCGAAACAAACGAAACTACGATTGCAGAAAAGACGCCCAGTATCGCTACATATTCCCTCTGCATTCTTTGCGCCTTCTCTCTTAATCCTTCAGCCTCATTACTTATATTCACTAGTTGGCTTGTCACGTCCTCTAGCTTTTTATTAGCATACTCAGCCTGAACCTTTAGATAATTAATTCGCGCTATATCTAAATTCACATGATCATATAGCTTGCGAACGCCGTTGTATACAGGCTCACCTTTATGGTACTCCTTTATTTCACTGTATAAAAGACCTATATTTTGCGCAAGCGTTTCTAAATTACAATCTTCTTTCTTATCTACATCCGTAATAACCGGATAGATTTCTGAATACATATGTCGAAACTCAGATTCTGTATATATTGCTTTGAGCCGTCCAACATACTCATCCATTTTATCTTTTAAAACATCCTGACCCTTAGAGAGCTCTTCCAATACTTTGCGAATCTCATCCATCTTTTCTTCGTCAGTTATGTTCTGCTCTTTATTATCCACGTGTTCGAATTTCCTTTTCCGGAATTATCGATTTATTCCCCTGTCCGCCGTTATAAATATGGTACCACGCCTTCTTTTTATCGTGAGTATCTTCAACCAAATCCCAGGGCTTTTTATCCCTTTTCTCCTCAATAATTCTGTCTATGGTAATTTTGTCATCCCCACTAATCACAGGTACGTCTTCATATTTTATACGCAAAGGAAAAGAGCCCGCCCCGCAATACTGCTGATACACCGCTCTTACGACAGGACCAAATTGCCATGCTTCAATTTCATCCGAAAACGCACGGATACCTCTCTTCTGTAAAAACTTAACTTGAATATAATACAGGATTTTCTGCAACTGAAGATTGCTAATAGGCTTTCTATCATTCATGCATTTTGTGATGATATATTTTGATAAATCCAATGCGCTTAACATACACCCATCTCCTTTGTGTCTAATTATTTTAACATTTTTCAATTCATTTTCCTATATCCAAATATAAATACTAATACATCTATCACATAGGACGCACTGGATTAATCTATTTAAATCATGCACATGGCAAAGGCGACGCCCTAACGGACGCCGCCTCGGCTGTAAATAAAACTACTTAGAATGATTGTGCGTACGGTATTTTCCGTACTTTTTACTTCTACATCATATCATGTCAAGATACTGACATTTAATGCCATCTTCTGAGAAAACTCCTCTAGTGCCGCACGATGAATTCGGAAGGTATGTCGCCAAGTGATATTCATCTCAACAGCAATTTGTTCCCACCGTTTATTCTGAATATACCGCTTAGTTAGCACCTCCTGTTGTTTAGCACTTTCAAGCTTTGATATAAAGGTTTTTGCTTGTTCACGCATTTCTATCAGCTCATCCCACTCACGATTAGTATCCCGAATGAGTTCGTCCAGGCGGGCTATCTTATCGGACACATCTATGGGACTACCGCCGGTGATTTTATCTTTAGCGTAATCGAGGGCTTGAAGGCTACATATATCATGCTGAAGCTGAGCGATCCGTTCTTCTTTCATTCGTAGCCGTATCTCTAGACTGCGAATGTATTCAAGATATTCTTTTGCATTCATGCCGTACCTCCTACTCTTCGAGATAACTATACGCTCTGTCGAGGTCTCGGAAGGCTGCATCAATTGCACTAAGCGCCATGTCTTTGCAGTCCATATCCATTTCGTTATCTCTATAAACAGCCTCACGAACTCGTGCTAAATCCGCAGATATATTAGCCAATAATACGGCAGCATCTTCCGGGTCAACCTGTCCGTTAATAGGGTTTCTTGCGATATTGGTCATTACGATTCTCCTTTCAGTGTCGTTTGTGTCAGTTCTTTGTGCGGTAAGATATTGCCGCAGTCAACTAAAGCTTTCATTTTCTTTAACAACTTAACCAGGGATTCTCCGTAATCAGCTAGCGGCTCCTTGATTTGGTTGTATTCTTCCTGGCTTTTAAACCCGTCCTTACCAATAACAGGACGAATAACATACCCAAATCGACCGTCAGGGATAAGCACACAACCACGACCACGAAGAAAACAAAGCACATCGGCAAGTTCAGAGTTAACGAAGGCTGCATGTAGGAATAGCCATACCCATAGATTACTGTCTTCAGGGTGCTTCTTTTCGTAATCGTCATGATATTCTTCAATCGGCCAGTTTTTCGGATTACGGGCCTCTTCTACTTTGCGGACAAGGCGTTCGACGAGGTTCTTAATTTCAGGATCCCGCCGAAGTAAATCAAACTGGGGGTGTTCCATTTCGTTCAGAATCTCTTTAAAGGCACTTCTGGCTCGTTTTACGACCTCTTGATTAGCCATTGGTAAGTTCCTCTATTTCGATATAAAGTCCGGGCTTATCGAGGTAAAATTTTTGAATTTCTTCACAAGCGACAAGAGCGTCGTCTGTCCAAAAGTCCAAATCCGTCATCACATCTTTTAAGAGCTTCACTAAATTATCCGTATCGGGCTTCGTTGTTTTCCAACTCTTTACAGGGTGAGCGTTAGTTGCTAAATATATCCACGTCGTCGAAAGTCTTATAGGACCCGTAAACGGAGCTTTAGGAACGTACGGAGCAAGGGCTACCATAAACTTCTGACGGGCGTCTTTTACGTTCTGAGGCTCGTACACGACAGGCTTACCGTTTACTACCATAATTTTCTTTTCCTGGTGAGTCGCCGACGGAATCATCATCGGCAAGAAAAACTTTACTTTCATTGCATACTCCTTTCTAGGGAAACACCGAGGGCGCTTATTGTCCTGTCAGACGGACAAAGGGTGTTAAGGGAAACGGCAACGTCAAAGCCGTTTTCCAACCCTTTGTTCGTCCCATGACAATTGCGGACATTTATACATCGGGACATTTCTATATATATAGTTGAAATGTCCCGATTTTTGTCCCGATATTTATGCATATACGGCGTTTTTAGTGAATAATTATTCAATGTTATTTCTCTCTACTTTACCGTTTTTTACGGTGAACTCTTCAGAGCTGTTAATATCTCTTCGAAGGGTTTTAGGACTGACATCAAGATACTCCGACATATCATCTATAGTGACCTCGCCCGAGATAAGGCACGCATTGTATGCCGACTCAAGATTCTGAATCCGAGACTGCCGTTGTTTCTGCCGAGTCCGTTGTCCTTTTTCGTTGAGCTTCATCTCGACGTCCAGCTTAATCGTCTCGAGCGTTCCCGTGTCATCGATGCGATGAACGGGATAATCGAACCATACGTTTACCGGCCTGAATGAAGCGTACTCACGAAGCGTGCCTTCGATACGCCAAGCCGAACGAGAGGACCCGACTTGTTCAGCGTCAAGCTCAATCATGTCAAGCAGTGCGTCAGCGTCACGCCCGAATACGCCTGACCCAGAGGCTCTGTCGATAGCTCGCTTACCGCCTTGAGCGCCTTTGGAGTGATGATGACAATAAATGACCGAGCAATTAAGCTCCGTTGCGATACGGTCGAATTGGTTGCAGAAATGAGCCATCTGTTCGGCGCTGTTTTCATCGCCTGTAATGACTTTATAAATCGGGTCGATGATAATCGCCGTGTATTCTTGTTTTATGGCTCGACGAATGAGTTTAGGGGCCAGTTTATCCATAGGTAGGGACTTTCCTCTAAGATTCCATATATCGATATTAGAAAGGCTGCGGGCTTCCCAACCAAGCTCCGTGTATACGTCTTTAAATCGATGTAGGCAAGAAGCGGCGTCAAGCTCCAGATTCACATACAGGACTCGTCCCTGGGAGCAATCCCAATTCAGCCATTTACGCCCTTCGGCGATTGCTATAACAAGTTCTATAAGGGCAAAGGACTTACCCGCCTTAGACGGTCCTGCCAATAGCATTTTATGACCCTTGCGAAGTACGTTTTCGATAAGCGGCGGGGCTAACGGCGGCAGGTTGTTCCAGAAATCTCGAAGGCTTTCAGGCTCAGGTAGATTGTCGTTAATCGATTCGATCCATGTCTGCCACTCGGCGAAACTGCTCTTACCGATATTCGTATCAACCAGGAACTGCTTTTTATCCTTGCGGATAACGCCGGGCATACGACTGAGGCGGCTCGGATTTCGGTTCTGAACGTCGATTTCAAGGCCGTTTTTACGACAAATGTTATAAAGATAATCGACCCGTTTACGGTACTCGTCATAATTGGCAGCGTCTACTTTAACGATGGCGTGAACAGATTTGCCACCGCTGTAAACCATGCACGTAACAGGAAGCTCCAGTTTGCGGATGATTTCGTTTTGCTTGTCGATGGGCATACAGTCCGATTCAACCAAGGCGTATTTAAACTCCGTCACGTTCTCATTACGAACTCCTCGACCGTCTAAAGGGTTAAAGCGAATCCAAGCCCCTACGTCGGGATTATAATCACCCAGGACGGCCCCGATATCGCCGTCACACTCTGATAAGGCGTGAATAAGCTCCCCGGCTGTTCGCTTAAACTTCCCCTTAGACGGTAAGAATTTCCCGTCTTGTTCCCATGACTCCGTAACGTAGCCGACGTAATCGGAACTGTCATAGAGAAGCTCTAAATAAGTAATTAAATCTTTGGCGGGATTCCAATTATCGCCGGGGTCTTCAATTTCTCGTCCTTCTACCCAGTTCTTATCGATAATGACTTCTTCGTCGGCAATGATTTCATCATCCCATCCATACGCCCGATCGGGTAAATGGGGTGTGGCGGTCCAGCCGTTTTCTTTGGCCATGTTTACGATAGTAGCTCCCGTAACGGGACTTCCGTTATAGTGGCCTGTGAACGTTGCCCATTTCTTAGCACATTCTCCGGCGTGATAACGAGTGATGTCTTTGGCACTCCAGGATTCCCAGTCGCTAATGTCGTAGCCTTCTTCTTTAAGCCCCATTCCGACCTGCAGCCATTCCTGATAATCGCAAAAGGCGGGGTCGATGTAGTCCAATAAAGGTATTAAGTTGATTTTACGCATTATTTTTTCGTCTCCTTTATCGGACTACGCCGGGATATAAGTTTCAGGCGTTACGCCATTCGGAATTCGCCAGTTATTCATAGAAATTCGAGCAATCATAGAAGAGGCCTGGTCAAACGTCCATGTCCCGACGTGCTGGAAACCACGGGACTCCAAGAAGCGTATTTGTTTCGGCCTTGAGAGGCTCATATCCTGACGTTTCTTTAATCTGTCTAAAAGAAGTGAAGCCTTGCCGGCATTTTCAATCTCATCGGCAAAGATGCCGAATTTTTCAAGGGCTTGAATTTGCTTTATAGACGGCGGTGCCATTTCATAGCCAAACGACGGGACATATCCCGATAAGTCTTCAGACTGAATGGACATTTCAAACTGTAGCGGATCCACAAGCTTACGTTTGCGTTTCTTCATTTCCTTAAGCTTTTCAGCTAAGGCTTGCTCCCGTTCTGCCACAACATCCGATTCAGATTCTTTTTCAAGCTCTTCAATATCAATAGGAGCAGCTGCCTCTTCAAGCTTTTCCGTCATTTTCTTTGCGATGTCTTCATCTTTACTGATGAGATGTGCCGGTCGACATAACTCGTGCCGTTCCGTGTTCCATAAAAAATCAAGTAGCAGTACGTTCTCTTTTCCTTCGTGTAATCGAGTGCCACGACCTACCATTTGGCTATATAAAGCTCGGGATTTGGTCGCTCGCAGAACGATAATACAATCCACCGACGGACAATCCCATCCTTCAGTCAGAAGCATACTGTTACACAGAACGTCGTATTTCCCGTTCTCAAAGTCTTTAAGGACTTCTGCCCTATCTTGGCTATTGCCGTTTACTTCGGCGGCTTTAAAGCCGTATTTACGAAGATATCGGCAGAATTTCTTACTCGTTTCTACAAGAGGTAAGAATACGACGGTCTTTCGGTCTTTAGCGTATGTGACCATTTCTTCAGCAATCTTATCAAGATACGGCTCAAGAGCCGTTCCGAGTTCACCTACTTTGTAATCGCCTGCCGCCATGCCGACATGTGCAATGTCCAATTGCAGAGGGATGGTCTGTGCGACGATTTGAGAGAGGTATCCGGCTTTAATAGCTTGCGGAAGTTTGTATTCATACGCCAGGCTGTCGTATATCTGTCCGAGGTTACGCATATCGCTTCTGTCAGGCGTTGCTGTAACGCCAAGGACTCTAGCGTTAGAGAAGTAGTTTAAAACGTTCTGGTAGCTGTCTGAGATAGAATGATGAGCCTCGTCGATGATGATTGTATTGTAGTAATCAGGAGAGAACTGAGACAGTCGTTTCTCACGCATTAGCGTTTGAACACTGCCGACGGTAATTCGATACCAAGATTGAAGAGCCGTCTGCTCGGCTTTTTCTACAGCACATTTTAGGCCTGTGGCTTTCGCTATTTTATCGGCTGCTTGTTCCAGGAGTTCTCCACGATGTGCAAGAATTAGAACCCTATTACCAACACGCACTTGAGATTCTGCAATCTTAGCGAAGCAAATCGTCTTGCCGCATCCTGTGGGCAAGACGAGTAATGTTTTGTGGTGGCCTATGTCCCATTCATGCAGGACGGCGTCGACCGCCGCCTGCTGATAGGGACGAAGCTCAATGCCCACGGCTAAAAGGCTCCTTGAGTCCATTCTTTACCCGATTCTTCCTTGTCGTAGAACCGGTCGACGTTCGGGTAAGTCTTTCCGTTATATTCCCGAAGCTTAATCTTAAAGCGACCGGTAGCTCCGAGGACTTCATTCCAGCGGATCGTGAACTTGTCATCGCCTTTCTTCATATGTCCGATGGCACGGGCAAATCCGGTGAGCTGCCATTGTGATTTACTGTGTAAGAATAGGTTCTGCTTAATGCGACCTTTTTGGCCGTTTACGTTTACTTCGTAAGTGATTTTGGCTTCATTGCAAGCGGGCATTTTTTCGCTTCCTTCAAAGTAACCACGTTCGAAGTTTATAATCTTAAAGTCATAGTCTCCTGCGGGTATGTCGACAAACTCGTTTTCCACTGCTTCAATTTCTTCGTCCCAACTAAATGCTCTTTCTTCTGCCATGATTGTTATCCTCCTTATTATTAAAACGGTACATTTTCGTCTCGATTTGCTTCTATTGCCTGAGCTACAGTATCGAATGCGGCAATTAAGCAACCGTCTATAAATTCTTTCGGGTAGTCCTTAATTCTCATGTCAGCCGGGAAGTACCCTTTACTTCCTACAACGGCTTGTATTTCAGCTTCTGTGATATTTCGTGCTTCCATAAGCTTCTTCAGGTCTTTCGGGATCCCGTCGTCTTCCTTAGCCTTCTTTTTAGGTTCGGTCTTTACAACAGGTTCTTCTTTAGGGCTTTCCTCTTTCGGAGGAGCTTTCACTTCCTCAACAGGTTTCTTTTCAACTCGCGATTTTTGAATATTTTGGGGTATACAATTTTCGATTTGAGAAAATTCAAACGGTAAGCATTCCTTCAATCCATGCCGGTTTTTTGCGTCCCAGTTCGGATGATGACTCGTATACATCACACGCTGGCCACCTGATACTCGAACCTTTTTACTGTTACTGTCCTTACTATCTACCTTTAAGACTTCTTCTTTGTAGTTGGCAAAAAGGAGCATATCCGCCCACTCTTTAACCATATCGGATATTTTCTGACTGGCGGCTTTATTGAGCTTGAGTTCGTACCGATCATACGGAGGTTGGTCGGGTCGTTCAAATTTACGAACCATAGCGTGTGCCGTGAGAACCACGTTCATACCGCTTTCAATTAAATCTTGGAGCTTATTAAGCAGCCGTCCGAATTCTTCCTTCTCATAGACGTATCCCTTGCCATACCCAATATCTTCAATCCCGCTCACTTGGTACTTAGAGCAAATATGCTGTACGCAGAGCTGTTCTGCCCAGTCGATAGTGTCGATGACAAGTGTCGTGAATCCCTGATGGTCTTTCGTAAGCTCTTGGATATATTCCATAAGTACCGCCCAGGACGTCGGACGTTCTAATCTCGCCACATCCATATGAGCTGTACTTGCCTCTGTATCGATGAATAAGGGCTTCGGGAAGTGAGCGGCAAATGTACTCTTGCCGATCCCTTCAGGACCATATACAACAATCTTTTGATAACGCTCTTGCTTTCCTGTGATTATCTTCATGATTTCCTCCTAAAATGTTCCGGGCGTCCACGCCTTCGGTTCTGCCGGCTGCGCGGCTGACTCCTTAACGTAACCGTCTTCGATAATGATGCTGCAACTGTCATCTGTTCCGACTCTCGTAGCAATAACCTGGAGGCCTTCGTTGGTGAGCCATTCGGAGAACTCTTTAAGTGTTTCCTGATCCATTTGTTCAAGCTTATCCATAAGGACGAAGCCGCATTCAGGGTTAAGCTTACGAATAATCGCCGTAGCTACCATAAGCTGTTCAGCTCCCGACATGCCGTCCCATTGCTGACCTTTATAAATGAGTTCGCCGTCTTTAACGCCAAGTTCCGGAAGCGGCAAGTCAGCCTTATTTAGAAGTTCATTTTTTGCTTCCTTGACGGCTTCAATCTCAGCCGTCAGCCCGTTATATTCAGCTGACAACTCTTCGGCTTCGGCCTGGGCTTTTTCCTTTTCCTGATTAGCACGGACCTTACGATTAATGTCGTCGACCTGAGCGATATTGGTCTCCAATTCTTCAGTGCTTTCATCAACAAGCTCGGCTACCGTCTTTTGAGCTGTTTCCATATCGGCTAACAGCGACTCCTGTTTAGCCTGGGCTTCTTCAAGAGATGCTTTAAGCTGAGCAATCCGGGCGATAAGCGTTTCGTGTTCTTCCGTCATCTTGGACAATTGTTCGCGCTTGCGTTGATTTTCGCCGTTTTGTGCTAAAATTTCCTGTTGTTGCTTAATTAAGTCCGAGGCACTGACCGGCTCTGTGGGAGCGTCGGGATAATACTCAAGCTCATCGGCGTAGGACTTCTTCTGCTTGGCGATACGCCCGATTTCGAGGCGTCGGTTATATCGCTGTGCTTCTTTGGCGTCGAGTTCGGCCAATTCGTCACCAATCCCGATAATCTGCAGTAACGTATTGGCCTTGTCTTTTGAGTTCATACCCATGAACTTCGGCAAGTCTAGTGCCAGTTTCTCGATGAAGCTGTCCAAAAGCTTCTGTCCGGCCTTCTCACCAGTCGGGTCAATAACCTTAAGACTACTCTTGGCGCCTTTACGTTCAACGATAAGTCCGTTAGACAGCTCAATATGAATCTCAGGCGGGATCGTGCTGCTGTCTCTTGTCGCATTAGACGGCTTAAATTTATCGCCGCCTAAGGCCCAGGCTATAGCGTCTAATACAGAGGTTTTACCTTGGCCGTTACGACCGCCGATGACGGTAAGGCCATTTTGGGCTAATTCCATTTGTACTGCTTTTACTCTCTTTACATTTTCGATGGCTAAGCTGTTAATTTTAACTGTCATGTGATATACTCCTTTTAATTGAAAATTTAATTTTTAGTTGTTTTGGCCGTCTTCTGTTGCCGCAGAGGGCGGCCATTTCCTATGCACTCATCGGGAATGCAGTAATCCCGATTCGGGCAACTCTCGCAATTCATGAAAAGCCTCCTTTAAAGAAGTGCTAAAAGTACGATTAAAAAGTAAATAGCTGTTAACGTAAGTGCCGCTTTTAACCCTTCTTTAACGTAATAGCCGATACTATGACGTCGAACTATACGGACCGGAGTGTTTTGGATTTCATAGTATCGTTGGTTAATCCACTCAGGCGGACTCTGTAATATAGCAGCCTTCATCATTACATCCCTCTCTTTCTAACTATTAATTCAAAATGGAACGATATAAGAACGTTACCGGCACGCCGAATGTAATTTCTCCATGTATCCCCGAACGTTACGATAAGCACCGCCGTTTCTCGCTCTGACAGGCGTTTGCCGTCGATAATACTGTGGCACGCCGCCAGTGTAGAATCGACGATTTCTTGAGGCCTGAAATGTCTTGCTACCTGGATACCTTCTACATCGGCAGTCGTGTAAATAACCGTCATCATGTGATTTATCATTTGGTCTGCATTCATTATTACGCTCCTTTCCGTATCTCAATCCATATACACGCCAGCACGACGGCGATTACGATTACACATGTTGCGATTTCAAGTTCAATCATTAGCGTTTCCTCCCGTCGCCTTACTATCAAGCCATGCTCTGATTTCCCATCCGGCAAAACGTATTTCTGATTTTTCGGTGAGCTTAATGTGCGGGATTTCGCCCGTTTTTACCCACTTATATACGTTCTGAATATCAGTGTGTAACAACCTTGCGATTTCTACTGCCGAGTACATAATGTCGGCGATAATTCGTTGTTCCATTTAAGGCTCCTTTCTTTGTTTCCTTCCAATGTGATACGCTATAATTATCTATGTAGTCGTTAAAAATTTATCTTGAAAAGGGTGGATAATCTATGTACAAAAGCAATGTAGTTCTTTCTTCTGAACAATTGTATGTTTCTACAGTGTCCCCTATCACGTTGGAGCATCTCCTTGAAATATTTAAATCATTTGACAATACTCGAATATCAACACATCACATCTCATCAGCGACTATCCCCGAGTTCACAGATTATTACGCAGAAAACAAGGTTAATTATTTGGAGCAATTGAAAATTGAAATACTCACAGACGATGACAGCCGTCTACCCATCTTTTCTTTAGAATTGACTAATAATTTATATACGGGAACAACAATTAGTTATGAGGCTAATAATGACCGCTTGCTCGGTCTATCCCATAGAGTCAAAAATCTGTTCAACGAAGAAAGTTCTGCCATTGAGCGTTTTGTTGTGCGCCATTATAAGATGTGTGGTATAGCATTAACGTTGTTTCCTTTTGCCGCCTTTTTGTTCTTTTTAGCATCTAAACAACAAACTTCCCAAAATATACTGAACGCTAGTGTTTGCATTGGTCTGCTGTTGGCAACTTTCTACATTTCTACCAAAATGACGACATTTTTCGAAAAGCTCATAACACCTAAGGTCTGGCTTACCGATGAATCAAGAAGTGTCTTTCACCATCTATTCGCACCAACAAAAGCCAATAAAATTAATTATGGACTAATCATAATCAGCTATATACTGGGATGTATAACTAATTTTTTACTTGAAACAGCCACCAGATTACTACCACATATATGGTGAATATAACGTTTTGAATCGCTATCCGCCGCCATCGATCACCCTCTGCCGTATCAGCTCGTAGTCGTTCAAACCAACGCATGTTATGAGTAATTCCGATTGAGACAGCGATATTAACGACTGTCAGAATGGACATAACTAATAGTAGTAATCCCATAGTACCTTCCACTTAATTCCTCCTTGTCGCTTCTTGAATCTTCGCTTCTTCGATAATCAATCGATCGAGCATCTCCCCTACTCGGATATACCCATCAATCAAGACCTTAGGAGTTGATGCCCCCATCCTAGATATGTCTACTAATTGGTTGTTAATCTGCAAAAGCTTTGCCATCCGCTGTTTACTCAATTTGCGGGTGGCTTCTTTTTCGTTCATCTGCTTCCCTCCTTGTTTGCGGTTGTTGTTGTAAAGTACACTTGACTTTCAGGGCTAAGGAAAAATCTCTGCAAATTCTACGTTAAGTGCTTTGGCAAGTGCTTTAATCGTAGAAATCTTAGTATCTGCAGTACCTCTTTCAATCTCACTAATAGATACCCGTGATAAGCCTGACAATTCGGCTAACCTGTCTTGTGTTAAGCCTCTTTTCTTTCGCCAATACCTTACTTTATTTTCGATTAAGTTACTTTCCTGCATTTTATCACCTCCTTTTTAGTCAAGTTTACTTGACAAGTTAAGTGTACAGTGGCCGAGATATTTTGTCAAGCGTAATTGACAAAATATTTTTGTGCATGTAAAATACAGTTGACATTAATGTTATTCGCTTGCAAGGGATGTGTCTTTATGGAACTAAGTAAAATTTTACGAGATTATAGACAAGAGCATGGACTTACGTTACAAGTATTCGCTGATAGAGCGGGACTCACAAAACAATACATTTCTATGCTGGAAAATAATAAAAACTCTAAAAACGGGAAACCTATTATTCCGTCTTTAGAAACATTAAGGAAATTAGCGTCTGCTATGTACATGAACATAGATACCTTAGTCGCTACTCTTGATGGTGAGCAAGACGTTTCACTGCAAACAAAAGATGCAGGCTACTACACTGACCCAGAGGTAGCCGAATACGCCGAAGAGCTGAGGACGAATCCTAAGTACCGGCTGTTGTTCGACGCTAGCAAGGACTTAAGCAAGGAAGATATAGATTTCGTGGTCGATATGATAGAACGATTAAAAGCCCGTGAAGGGAAGGAATAAAAGCTTGAACGTTACGTTATTGTATGCTGAATTGAAACCGTCTCAGACGGCTGTAGTCCGTGAGAATGAAGACGGTTCTTATACTATATTAATCAACAAAAACAAATGCCCTGAACGGCAAATTCAGGGCGTATTACACGAACTGGCACATATTAAGGACGATGACTTTAGCAGCGACTTACACGCTGACATGGTAGAGTCGTTACTACATAATGCAACCCCCTGCCCTCGTGTAGCTGAAGACGTCGAGTTTTACTGCCGGGTGGTGTAGGGAATACAGAATATATTGGACATCCGACACCTTTAATGAATAAAGGTATATTAACGATAGCTTTATTTTTGAGCAAAATTTAAGGGAGGAAATTAGGCACGAATTAATGCATATTATTAATGACGACTTCTATTTAGACCAACATGTTAATCTAGTTGAGCAAATGGTTCGTCGAACTTGCACCGATGATGCCGAATTGGAGAATATAGATTTCTACCACCATTATGTATCAGTATTATAAGGGACTATATAAGGGAGATTTTAAAATGAAAAAGACTTTATTAATTACTACTATGCTTGCCTTAGTTACAGTTACAGGATTCGCTAGAACCGAAGTATCTCACGATGAATTTAAGGCATTAGACGGACCGAAGGTATTAGTGCATTATGATGATGGGAGCACAGAATTACTAGACGAACAAGAATATCTTGAACGGACTATTAATATGACACAGGAAGAAATGGACGATTTACACAAAGTCGATGAAGGTACTAAGAACGCCTTGGCCAAATGGCAAGCTTCCAACGAAATACACAGAGTGAATTCTGAAGATATTCAGCAAGAACCCCCTAAAAAAGAAAAGAAAAAACATTGGTATGACAATGTATTAGATTCTGTATTTTAGCCAGTAGAGTTTTGTGAATAAAATCACCAAGCACGCTTATGGTTGATTACTCAACAACTGCGCAGAAGGATGGGGATGGATTACAACATACTATACAACTCTTTATTTTTGTTACAAGTTATTTTATGAAGTATATATGAACTTCTGTTGACAAGCGGACCCGGTTCTGTTATATTAATGGTGCAGAAATTATGCACTAAGCTTACGGGCAACGTGCACCACTCGTCAACTTAAGGGTTGACGAGTTTTTTTTATTAAGGGGGCAAAATGGCAAAACCTTTTAAATCTCTAAATACGCTACTGAGACTAATGAGAAACCGAAACATATCGATAGATAAAGATGGTGAAGGAAGTAAGGTAAAGCGTATACTATCACGAGAAAATTATTATTCTGTAATAAACGGATATAAAGATATCTTCCTAGATCTTCCTGCCACACAATCAAGTGGGGATGATTACTACATATCGGGTACAACTTTTTTCCACATATACGCTTTATATTGTTTTGATAGAAATTTAAGAAGTATTCTTCTAAAATACCTATTGCAAGCGGAGCAAAATGTTTGTACTAAAGTAGCGTATAGATTCTCGGAGTCATACCAATCTGAATTTAGTCATCTTAATATAAATAATTTTTCTAGAACTAACTTGCCGAGTACTACAAAATTAATATCAAAACTATCTAATACAACACAAAAGAATGCTAAAAACGGCGCTTTCTATCATTATTTGACCGAACACCAAGATTTGCCATTATGGGTTCTTGTAACAAAACTAACGTTTGGTGAAATCAATAGCTTTTATAAATCCATGCTCCCTACATTGCAAGAGAGAGTTCTTGAGGATATCAATAAAGAGTACGGGTGTGAATTCAACTATCAGATTACAACACCTACATCGACATTAATTGATACATTCAAAGGGATACTTGAAACGTTATTAGAATATAGAAATATATGCGCTCATGGAGAACGATTATACAATCACAGGGTAAAAACTTATAACCCACGAAATAGAACTACAGTAAATAAAAATTTGGATCACTATTTTATAAATGCTCCTAAAGGTAGCGAGGCATCTATATATGGCGTACTTATAAGCTTAAGATTATTTTTACCAAAGGCAGAATATAGACGCCTGTTAAAAGACATAATCGCAGAAATCATTCTTTTAAGTAAAGGCTTACCTACCGCACAGTTCAATCAAGTTTTAGCTAAAATGGAGCTAACGTTAAATTGGAAACAAACTTTAGATAATTTAAAGCAATAAAAAAACTGCCCGCACTCTGCTACCAACAGAATACGGGCGTGCCGGGTACTACCAATACCACGGCGATATAATCCACCTTCTCACGGGCTGATTACGCTATCAGTATATCATAATCAGCCCCTTTTCAGAAAGGAGCTGTATTTTTTTTATGATTTCTAAGAAAAAAGAAATATATTATGTCGTTATCACTCAAAAGGACCCTTTGACGAATGCCTGGAAAAAGAAATGGATACGATCCGGCACGAGTAAGCGTGAAGCCGAAAAGCTTGAACGGAAACTTATGAGTGAGAAGGACGAAGGAGCAATTATTTTAACGGGAAGAGGAATTCCTACACTACTTGATTTTCTCACCAGGTGGCTCGACACGTGCATTAAACCGCCTGCTCGTAAGGTTGCCACTTATACTAATTACAGGGCCATCTGCAAGCGAATTATAGCTGATTTAGGGGAACATAAGCTTGATAAGATTACCCCTCTTATGATTGCCACATATTACAAAGAATTAAGCGGCCGAGGCCTTTCTAATACTACAGTTCGACTGACGCACCGCATCCTGAAGGCTGCGTTAGACCAGGCGGTGAAATGGCAGCTCTTAAATCGCAATCCGCTAATAGATGTAGATCCCCCCGCACCGATAAAGCCGAAAAACGAAGCCCTTACTACTACTGACGCATTAGCCTTAATTGAATACGCCACTGAACAGTCGAAACAATCAGGATACACTCGAAATAAAGTAAGCTGTATTCTTTTGCTCGGGATCTTCTGTGGATTGCGTCGTGGAGAGATTGCAGGCCTTCGGTGGCAAGACGTCGACTTTAACGAGTCTACCCTACACATTCGGCATAGCCTTTTGCGAATCCCTATCAGCGATTTAGCCAGGCTTGATTATCCGTATATCAAAAGAAGTATAAATTCAGCCCTTGTATTAGACACGGTGAAAACGGAAGCATCTGAAAATAGCATTATTGTTCCGCAGCACGTTACCTCTTTCCTTCGCCATGTCAAGCGTCAATATGACACCAGTCGCATGCGATTCGGGCCGCATTTCCATAATACCCAGTTCGTTATGGCCAATGAAATCGGGGACCCGTACGATCCGAACTGGTATCGCAAAACTCTACACAAATTAATTCAATCCTACAATGACAGCCATCCCGAAAGTTCTCCAATTCCTTTTATACGAGTTCACGACCTTAGGCATACAGCAGCCACTATCCTATTGGAAAATGATGTGGATATTAAGCTTGTAAGCCGTCAGCTTCGCCACTCGGATACGGGTATAACACAGAACCTCTATCAGCACGTGACAGAGCGGTTAGAATCAAAGGTTGCAAATACGCTGGACAGCCTAATGGATGCCGCCAATGCAGAAAAATAAGTTTATGGTAGAAAGTATGGTAGAAAGCATTCTTTCTACCATTTGTTTTTAGCAAAACAGACAAACAAAAAAGGACTGCAAATGCAGTCCCTATCTTACGTTATGGCGGAGAGTCAGGGATTTGAACCCTGGGTACGGAGTTCACCGCACACATGATTTCCAATCAGTTTGGACGATTCTTGTGCGTCAGTAAACAGTATGCTACATACTGCCATTAAGCCATTTCTTAAGTATCGCTTTTTGCTGTGCGGTGCAAATTTTTGAAACTTTGGTAGAAAATATGGTAGAAAATTAAGTCTCGTTAATTAACTTCCGAATGGTTTCCAACCGATTCAAGCCCTGAGCCTCGACACATATTCCCATAAAGCCGTTCCATCCCCTTGCGAGTCACAAGCCAAATACGACCTGATAACCTCGCTTCTTCGTCTGTAAATCTAGGCTTACCACCTTTATATCCCGTGCATGCCTGTTGTACTGTCCTTGGCGACAAGCCCCAAATGACGGCCGCTTCTGCAGCCGTCATCACTTCATTAATAATCATTCCATTACCACCTCCACAATACAATAAATAACGCTGCCAATGTGATAATTAACGCCGCAATTCTTATGCTTTTTTCCATTTCTGTTCTCCGATGTGGTATAATACCCCCAAAGGGGCGGCTACCCTTTCGAGTAGCCTTTTCCTTTAGTTTCTTAGGGCTTGTATCAGCAGTATTATTGCAGTCGCCAACTGAGTTACCGCTGTTACAAGTCCTATTTTTTCTTTCCCCATCGGATTCCTCCTTTCTTCTTGGTATGTCTTTATTATACACGTTTAAACGAGTATTATCAAGAATTTTCTTCCATTTACATAAAAAAAAAGGCCCCCGATTATTCGGAGGCCTTTTTCGTTACCATTCTTTTATTGTGTACATCAGTGTACCGCCCTGAACGCCCGTGCCGTCAGTGTGTGCGATTCCTTCGACTCGACCGGCTTGATAGCCGACTGACAAATACGGCTTGCCGTCTATGTACGTGCCGCCGGCTTTAATCTTGTGGTTATTACGCAAGTTGATTTTATAAACGTCCACTTTTTGACGTTCATCATCAACCGTGACGATTGTTCTATCCGATTTCGCTCTGGCCGCTAACGGGATCTGACTATCGTTCTTCCGTATCGCCTGTTCCGTTCTGTCGGCGGCTGCGTTCAAATTCGGAGCGGTCACATAATATGACACGTTCGGCCTGGTCGTTCCGTCGTGAATGTGTTCGATTTTCGTTACGATTTCAGCGGCTTCACGGTCTGTGACCCACAAATCCTTCTTTACCGAATTTTTGTCCGTTGTGTCTGAAAATCGCATCCGTGTAGGCTCGTCTGACGGTCGTTCCGCATGATTCACGGCAAAGTATATGCAAGACAAGCAAAACAGCGTTAGAACGCCAAATAAGCCAAGTTTTAGCCATTTTCCCGTTTTTTCGTCGTTAAACGTCGGAAAGTTCATCGATTCACCGCCTTTTTCTAGTTGTACATGACATTTTCGTCCACATTCACGCCGTCGACGTTTCCGGATTCAGAATATTGCCAGATTTTTATATTCGCATTAGGCTTATCGAGCTGTAGGTCGTTGCGGCTAGAATATTGTGCAACCCATAGCGGTACATAGTTCGGTAAGCTGTCAATATTCATGCCGTTCATGAACATATCGTAACTGCCGTATACGCCTACGTACTTGCCCGCTGCGTTCATTCGAT